GCGCCGCCAAGACGGGGCACGGGATGACGGACGCGGTGCTCAGCGCCGGTACGCTGTCCCTGCTGTCGGCGGAGCTGTGAGGGGGGTGAGCGTGTGGACGTCTGGGTACAGGTCGCGGTGCCCCTCGTGGTGGCAGTGCTGACCAGCAGCGGCCTGTGGGCCGTGGTGGCTAAGCGCGTCGACAAGGGCGACGCCGAGCGGAAGATGCTGGTGGGGCTGGCCCATGACCGCATCGTGCATCTGGGCATGGTGTACGTGGACCGCGGGTACATCACGCAGGACGAGTACGAGAATCTCAACGATTATCTGTACGCGCCCTACGAAAAAATGGGCGGCAACGGCAGCGCCAAGCGGATCATGGAGGAAGTGCGGAAGCTGCCGTTGCGAAAATAGTTGCACCAAGGTACGGAACAAACCCCCGTGGTCGGGATAAAGCGGAGGTGGAATTATGAATCGTTTGGATGAGATCAGAAAAAGGCTCCTGGCAACAACGCCAGGAGCCTGGGGAAGGGTCGAGCAGGACGATGATGGAGACTGGATCGTGAGCGGCGCGGATGGCGCCTACATCGCGCAGACCAGCTATGACGGGCTCAGCGTTACCACGAGGGAAACTTGCAGAGGTGATGCTGAATTTATCGCCCACGCAAAGGAAGATATCGCGTTCTTGTTGGAGAAATTAGAAGTATATTTCAGGGAATAGCTTCGGCTTGACGCGATAGAGAGACTGCAGAACCTCGAATGTCATTTGACGCATGGTAGCATAGACGGCATCGTTATCTAATGGAGATTCTGTGCCGTCAGGCCTTGTGACCGTCCAACCTGTGAGATCGTTTGTTTTCATCACAGCAAGATCGTCACTAATTTCCGGATCAACGTGGGCGCCTCCGTCCTGATTAGCGAGAAGTTGCAAGACTTGTTTGCGGCGATAAAGGTTTTTCTTCCGATCTGAAAACACGATCTCACCACTCCAGTCCGGGAACGACAAGAGACGGTAGCGATCGTCGTTTTCAAAGAGCGGAACGTACCGGGCGGTATTGCCACCAAGTTCGAAC